GATCTTAGCCAAGGGCAGCAGCAGGCAATTAATGCAGCTATGCAGGGCGTTGGCTCCTACCAGCCATACTTGCAGCAGGGCGAGCAAGCAATGGGGATTGGTCTTGGCGCAGTTGGTACTGGTCTTGGCGCAGTTAGTACCGGTGTTGACACTATGGGCACTGGGCTTAGTACGGTTCAGCATGGCACCGGCAGTGTACAACAGGGTATAACACAAGCAGATATAGCCGCTCAAATGCTCGGCGGGGCAACTTATAGCCCGACTGATTATCAGGCATTCATGGATCCATACATGGATGACGTCATTCAACAACAATATAAAGACATTGCACGGCAAGGACAGATTCAAGAACAGAACTTAGGGGCGCAGGCCGTTGGTTCAGGAGCCTTTGGCGGCGCACGGCAGGGCGTAGCGCAGGCAGAAATTGGCCGCAATGTCATGGAACAGCAGGCACGAACTGGGTCACAGCTTCGCTCCGCTGGATTTGCACAGGCGCAGCAAGCAGCACAACAAGCAGCACAACAAAAGCTTCAGCAAGCGGGGCAGGCCGGCACATTGGCTGGTCAATATGGTGCGCTCGGCGGTCAGATCGGCGCGCTTGGTTCACAGATCGGTCAGATCGGCGCAGCTACCGGGCAACTCGGTGCCACCGCAGGCGCACTTGGCGGGCAGGCAGGTCAGATAGGACAGGGTATCGCGGGCCTAGGTCAGATGGGTCAGCAAATGAACATCCAAGACATTAATGCATTGTTGTCAACGGGGGGTCTATCACAGCAGCAAGCTCAGAATATAGCAAATATGCAGCAGCAGAATCTTATGGCGCAGCAGAATCTTCCTTTCCAGCAACTGGGTTATATGTCAGATATCTTCCAAGGTGTTCCAGCATTGACACAGACAACAGGTCTTACAACAACACCTCCGCCAAGCACATCTTCTCAGCTTATGGGTCTTGGCATTGCTGGTCTTGGCGCCTATGGTCAGATGAATCAAGGTCGGGGGTTCCCGGGACAATAAGGAAATAGATAATGGCAAGACCACCACTTAATCGTCCAATGTTTCGTGTACCGGGGATGTCCCGTCAGCCTCAAGGTATTCTTGCGTCTGGTCCACAGATCATGAATGCTGCTATGCGGTCCACGGACCAAAATCCATATACGCAGGTATCTACTGATCCTGTTGTTCAAGTACCCCGCACAAGATCAAGAGAAACGGTGAAAGAAAACTTTAAAAACTTTACAGACATCTTTAATCCTATTGGGGAAGCATTAGCCGCAGGCTCTGGGGTAGGTAGGGATATAGTAGAAAGAAGACGAATGGAAAGAGCCCAGCTTGCGGCTGATGAAATGGTGGAAAAAACTCTTGCGATGCAGGACGCAGACCCGACTGACCCGGATGAAAGCATGTATGGTTCTGACTATGAGTACGATGCTAAAGTGTATGGCCCTGCTCGTTATGATGGCATGAACCCGGATGAAAGCATGTACTCTAGTGGTGATGCCGGAACGCCTTTTGATCTAGGAGCCGCAATTAACGAAACCAATAAAAAGGTTATAGATAAAAAACCTACAGATAATAAATCAAAAGTAGAAGACATGATGTCTATGCAGGTAGACGCTGCGGCCAAACTTCGAAGAAACCTACAAAATATTTACAAGGGTGTAGATTTTGATAAAAACGTGACAGAAGCGTCACAAAATCTTACAACACGGATTTCTGATCTTCAGGAAACGATGAACAAAAAGAACGAGGAACTTACCCTTGCCGACATTGATGCAGATTTTGAAAATCTTATGGGCTATAAACCCGGTGACATTAAGACCGAAGCAGAGCAAGAGCGTAAAACTTCTTTCTGGCTTGGCTTGATGAAAGCGGGCTTGGCTATTGCTGCGGGTGAAAGTCCAAACGCTCTTACTAATATTGCAAAAGGCTTGTCTTTTGGTCTTGATCAGTATGGTAAAGACATGCAGCGCATTTCAAGTCAAGAGCGGCAAGATCTAAAAGAGCAGGCGTCCTTAAGATACAGTCTTCTTAAAGACAAAAAATCTGAGCAAATTGCTCAACGCGCATTGGATGTGCAATATAAGTCTGCGCTTTATTCAATAGCTCAAGAACAAGACAAGAGAGCAAGGGAAGACAAAAAACAATTTGTAGACACACAATTTGCTTTAGGTAAGTTAGACATTGCACTTTATCAAACAGCTAACGAATTGGGCTTAAAACTTGGTGATCAAAAAATCTCTCAAGAGAAACTAAATCTAATGTCTTCCGAGCTAGAGTTAAAATATACTTTAGATCCAAAACTGGCTGCCTCAGCATACGCGGCAGGCGGCTTGATTCCTCGTGTAGAAGGTCAGGAAATTGTTATCACTGATCCAACAACTTGGCAGCTAAACCCAGAATGGGTGGATATTGCTAAAAGAGCATTCTTGGATAGCTCCCCCACGAGATCCACCGCTGCTGATAAGGAAGCAAGCGCGGCAGGAAGAAGACTTGTAGTTAAAGGAGTTCAGTATCCTACAGCGGAAGCAGCAGAAGACGCGCAAAGAGCCGGCGCTCTTAGTTTTACAGGTGTCACAAATATATATGACAGAGCAATGATGCAGCTAGATGAAGCTCAACGCATGAAAGGAAAGTTAATAGACACCAACGCGATAGAGATACTTCGTGACGAAGCTACGAAAAACCCAGATTCAGCATTAGCTAAAAGGCTTGAAAAGGCTGGTATTAAACTCGATTCAGATGTTTTTGACTTTACTGAAATAGTAGACGTCAACTAGAAATACGGTGATTCATGACAAGATATAGATATGAAGGGCAGATATATGATTTCGAGCCCGGTCTTACTAACGATGAAGTTAAAGAAAGAATCGCCAATCTTCCGCAGCAGTCTACTGCACCAGTAACTTCAGCTAGGTACGCTTCTGGTATAGAAGAAGACGAGGGTTTTTTTCAAGAAGTCGGGGAAGGGGTAGTCTCCGGCTTGTCCCGCATCCCGCAAGGGATCTTAGAGCTTGGCACTATAGCTTTTGATGCTGCCGCCGACACCAACTACACGGAAGAAGTCACTAAGTTTTTTGATGAAACAAGAGAAGATTTAGGTATTGATCCTACTGGTTTGGCCGGAGGAATATCAGAAGGGCTTGCTCAGTTTCTTGTCCCGGGTCTTGGGGCTGCAAGTGCTGTCTCAAGGGTGTCATCAATAGGAAAAATGGCTCGTGGACTTCGCTCTGCTAAAACTGGGCGAAAAGCATCATCCGCTCGTCTAGCTGCTGCGGAGCGTAAGTATGGTAGTACAAGTCTTAGCACTAGCCAAAAAGTGAACTTGACACTGCAGGAAGCAGGCGCTGCAACTGCTGCTGATTTTCTCGTATCTACAGACGGAACACAGTCTATAGGTGACTTTTTTGAACTTGGCGTTACTCAGACAAATGAGAAAAAACTTGGGGAGTCAGGAAGAGAAGCCGCTCTTCGTAAATTAATTAACAAAACAAAAGTAGGCGCAGAGTCAGGTCTTTTGACTGTGGGTTTCCCAATTGCTCTTGGGGCCACTGTAAAAGGCGGGTCAGCCGTTGGCGCATTTAGGCCCATAGAAGCCATAAACGAAACAACCGGGTTGTCTCTTCCCGGGGCAAGTTTTGCATTAGCGCAAACTGTTACCGGCCCTACAAAAGCAGCCGTTGATTTAATAAAAGGTGCAATTATTCGCGGTGAAGAAAGAATGCTGGACCCTCTTCAAGAGGTTGGTGCGTTCGCAGGTATGTTAAACAGAACTTTAGGTACTTTACGGTATCGCGGCTTCTTAGATGCAGAAGTTGCCGATCAGCAGTCTTTGGTTGGTGCAAAGGTTGAGGGGGAAGTAAAAAGAGCGGACGGTCTTCTTAAAAACATAGAAAAAAACATTGATGAATATCTTAAGCGCCCAGAGGTTCTTGAGCAAAGCAGCATCACAAAACAAAAAATGCTTAATAATTTTATGGATGTTCTTGAGACAGGGAATCGACCTGACGACCTGCCAGAAGAATTGTTTAAAGAATATATGAAAGCCAGAAAAGTTATTGATGGCCTGTCCGAAAGATTGCTAGCTACAGGTGCCGTGGCTCGTTTGCCTGAAGAATCAACCAGCAGGTTTATGGGCCGTGCAGAATTTATCCAGACTGTTAGAAACAACATTCAAACCGGGGGTTATCTGCGTCGCCGTTACCGTGCATTTGAAGATCCTGAAAACTACTCAATACCTAGAGGTCTTGCAGACGAGCGGGAAATATTTAATATGCTCCGCACCGGAGGTGCGGAAGGCAGTGAAGGCGACCGTATATTTAAAGACATCAAAGAACGTCTTAATATTACAAACTTTCGCGTTACCGAAGAACAAACGCTTGACACATTGACGGACAGGCAGCTTCGCGGTTACGTTGACGCTATCCTTAATGATGCAAGAAACACAGGACGTGGAAGAATTATGGGGATGAGTTTTCGCTCGTCTATGCGAAAATTAAATCCGCAACTTTTGAACAGGCGAAAAGTAGATTTGTCTACAACGAGACGAATCCTTGGCGAAATTAGAGACCCGTTTGAAGCATATGTTGCTACGGTTTCTGATCTGTCAACATTTATAGCTACGGATGATTTTTTTACAACATTCCGCAGATTTGTAGATGACGACATAAAAAACGCTAAAAACCGTGAAGGTAGATATAGCGAACTTCGTGCATCTAGAGCAGAAATACAAAGTTTAATAAACGCTAGAAGAGAAAATCCGGCTGCTCAGTTAGGCCCGGCTCAAAGCAGATACATAGATACAGAAGAGTATATCAAAAACATTGAGCAACAAGTAGTTGCAAATGGTGGTGAGTTTACCGACGCATCAAAACAAAAAATCTTAGAAGATCTCAGAGATCAGGGATACTACATCCTTGGCAAAACGGGACTTGATGGCAACATATATGACAAAGGGATTAGTGAAAGTGCCTTTGGAGCTATGCACGGGATAGCTATTCCTGAGCCTATGTGGCGGTCAATGTCAAACAACATCTTAAATGACGACAACGATTTTACAAAATACTTCTTGCGTCCGGTTTATGGTAGTTTTTTAAAACTCAAGGGCATGACCCAGTATGCAAAGACTATTCTTTCTCCCGTCACACAAGTTCGTAACGTAACATCCGCAGCTTTATTTGCTGCTGCTCAAGGCAACTTTGGGAACGGCGCCAATCTTGGGGAGTCCTTGTCTCTTGTCTTGGGCGATCTTTTTAATATGACCGATGAAAAAGCTCTTGAGTATATGGTTGAACTGCAGCAGCGCGGCGTTATCGGAAGCAGCGCACAGCTTCGAGAAATTCAAGATACTCTTCGTAAAGGTCTTAATCCACGAACCACTTCCGGAGCGCATATTCTAGATGAAGCTGCCGGGCGGCTTCCCTCTGACATAGCCGGGCCTCTTGAAGTCGCTCGCAAAAAAGGTTGGGTGCGCCAAATGCTGGGTAAAGCAGAAGATGCGTATCGTGGCGGTGATGATGTTTGGAAAATATATAACTACGAGTTTGAACACGCTAAAATTAAACAAGCTTATCTAGACGATGTGCAGAATGCCACAAAAGGTTTAACAGATCCGGACGTAATTAAAAATGCTAAAGAAGCGGTAGATTCTAGTTACTTAAAGTTTACTAATTCTTCTCCTAGTACATCGCTTGACACCGCATTAAAAGATCTTGCTGCCGACAGAGTTCGTAACCTCGTTCCCAATTATGAGCTTGTGCCAGACGCAATTAAAAATCTTCGTAGACTCCCAGTGGGTAACTTTATTGCTTTCCCTGCTGAGATTATACGCACAGGATTTAATACGCTTGACACAGCAATGCGTGAGTTGTCCAGTGACAGTAAAGCTATACGCCAGATAGGTATGCGGCGGTTGATGGGGGCTACAACAACCTTTGCGATTGTCCCAACAGCCCTTCAGGGCATGGCTATGAAGCTGACAGAAACAAGTCAAGAAGAAATTGACGCGGCGAATCGTGTTGCAGCGCCATTTCAACGCAACTCTATATTTATTCCTGTGGGCCGGAATGAAAAAGGTAACCTTGAAGTTATTGATTTCAGCCACACCAACCCATACGACATGTTAATCAAACCATTCTACGCGGTAATGAACAGCCTTGACCGAGATGGCCGACTGTCCAACGACGGAGTGGAAGCAGGGACTCGTGCTGCATGGGAAGCTTTTTCTGAATTTGCGTCACCTTTCTTTGAGCAGTCTATTGCCGCTGCTGTTATACAAGATGTCATGCCTAAGTGGGCAATGGGCAATGGTGGTGAAACAAAAACCGGCGCTATTGTGTACAAAGATGTTGAGTCACTAGGGAAAAAACTAGAGCGTAGTTTTTTCCATGTGGTAAATGGCCTAAGCCCCGGCATAAGTCCTTTCCGTATACCAACAGGAGCAGACTTGTCGGAGGTCGAAGCAGGGCGTTTTATTCGCGGAACTTTAGGTAATGAGCTTGGTCTTTCCACTAAAGAACCATCCACAGGAAGAGAATATGGAACAGCGGGTGAGATTATCCGTGCGCTGTCTGGGTTAAACACACAGGAGTTTGACCCAGAACGTATTCTTAGATTTAAGGCAAATGAATTTAAATCGAATCGTTCTGAAGCAGCGACATTGTTTAATGATGTGGTTAACAGGGAAGTTTCTTCCCGCGAAGATTATATTAAGGGGTATGTTGAGGCTAACGAAGCAAGGCTTCGTGCTTTCCGTGAAATGTCATCTTATGTAGATGATCTCGGAACTTTGGGTCTAACGAGAGCTAGAATAAGAAGACAACTTAAAAAAGAAAAGTTAGGCAACGCTGAAATAAACAGCATTATGCGTGGGCGTTACGATCCTTTCACGCCATCCAAAGATAAGATGGAAGAAGCTAGACGTAAACGTCATGACATTCCGCGCAGCGAATTAAGAACTTTAGAAAGACAAATGCGCCGCTTAGACATAAGCCCGGATTTTCCTGAGCCGACTCCGGAAAGATTTGATTTTAGCTCGACTCCAACTGCGCCTAGGTCTAATATACTGTCCCCTGAGGATATGTTTTTATTTTCACCGCAGCCTGAACCACAAGCTGCTGCACCACAAGCTCCGGTCCCCGGTCCAACAACCAAGGTTCCCGGGCAGGCGGTCGGCACACCTGTGGGCTTTACTTATAAAGGTCAGCAAATACCTGCAGAACTTCTCGGTGGAAATCCAGAAGACATAATGAAAAATGTAGAAATATATCGAAGGAGCCAGCAGTGAACAAAGATCAATTACGAGAAGAACTGGCAGAAGACGAAGGCTGCAAGTTTGAGATCTACTTAGATCACTTAGGTCTACCAACTTTCGGAATCGGAGCACTTGTCAAAGAGCACGACCCAGAGTACGGTCTGCCTGTTGGCACACCTGTATCAGAGGATCGTGTCCGCCAACGGTTCAACCTAGACATAGCTGTGACAATTGAAGACTGCGGTAGGTTGTACTCAGACTTCGACGAGCTACCCGAAGAAGCCCAGTTGGTCATTGCCAACATGTGCTTTAACCTCGGCTACCCGCGTCTGTCTAAGTTCAAAGGTATGAAAGCCGGGATCGACGACCGGGATTGGCACCGCGCAGCCGACGAAATGGTCGATTCGAGGTGGCATGATCAGGTTCCTAACCGCGCAAAGCGTTTGGTTAAGCGAATACGCGACCTTGCAAAGGACTAACCTTGTAAATTATACGCTTATTCTACAAGGTACAAACAACTGAAATCATTAGATAAAAACATCGATTCTCGTGGACCTCAGTATCGATGGACGTATCATTATACCTCGAGGTCGATGAGAATTGACGTTTTTGTCTTCTCCCCCGTCATTTCTAGACATATCGCATTCGATACTATAACTTCTCCTGCAGTTCGTGGGTCTGTTAGAATATCTATTGTCATTTCGGCAAGCCTATCATTACATTGACCCAATGTTTCATACGGTCCTCGGCTATCAAAAGCAGTCAAACACTGCTGTTGATTAGCTACGAAGCATAATAATAGCATTGCCTTGTAAAACATCTAGCCTACCTCACCCCAGTTGTCCCCAAGTTCAGCATCGACCTCAAAGGGAACTTTGAGATCAGGGACACAGTTTGACATTATGTCAACAATCCTGTCTGCTTGTTCTTTGTTTTCGATATTGAAACAAAGTTCATCGTGAACTGTTAGTGTTGGACATAGGCCCTCACTGTAGCAATCCACCATTGCTTTCTTTGTCTGGTCGGCACTTGACCCTTGAATTAATCTATTTAACGCTTTGTATGTAAACGCTCTGCGAATACGTCCTTTGCCGCCATACTCTTTCATTGCCTGCTCTTGTGGCAATGGTTTGTTATAAGTGTAAGACACCGGCTCCCACATGTCAAAGCGGCACTTTCTTCCGAGCCATGTACGAATCACGCCACGATCTGAAGCATACCTAGATGTCATGTCTGCAAGACCTTTAACAAAGGGAACCCTTTGGTAATATTTATTCAGCAGCGAGGTAGCTTCTTCTTCTGTAATGTCCAGCACGTTTGCTAGCTTCTTCTTTCCCATCCCATACATGATACCAAGGTTAACAGTCTTGGCTTCCTTGCGTGGAATCTCTGCCATGTCAGCCACCATTTGATGAAAATCAGCATTGCCTTCATGGTACATTTTTACAACCTCGTCGATCTGTGGGTGACGATCCACGCCTGTCAAGGTGGCACAGTAATGCGCTAGCCAGCGGGGTTCTTGTGAGGCATAATCAAACGATCCCCACTTACAGCCTTCTTCAGGGACAAAAAGACCGCGAATCATTTTCTTAATCTCAGGATCCCTCGCAGGTATTTGCTGTAAGTTTGGGTTGCTCGAAGAAAATCTTCCGGTTACAGTACCTCCATCATCAGAACGAAGGGCATTGAAGTCACAATGAATTCTACCGTTATGAGAATGTTCAAGAATTGTTTCAACAAAAGTAGTGTTTGCTTTATTAAGTTCACGAATTTTCACAATCTTCTTTGCAAGGGGGTGCTCGTGATTCGCAAGAAACTGTTTGGTAAAAGACGGCGCCCCCGTTTTTTCTGTTGCCGCATACTTGACCCCCACAGAGTCGAAGGCTTTTGCAATAGATGTCGCAACCCACGGCTCGATGGCGACGCCGGTCTCTTCCTTCACTTCTTTAAGTAGAGCGCGTTCACGGGCGGTGAGCTCTTTTTTAGTTTGCTCCGCTCGATCCATGTCTACTCTAACACCTTTGGTTTTCATGTCCAATAGAACAGGAATTAGACTTGTTTCCAGTTCAAAGATTGATGTGCATTCATCTTTTACCAAGTCTGTCCGCAGACGTTCCCACAACCTCAGAGTCACGGCGGCATCCTGCTCCGCATAAGGCCCGACATATCTGGAAGGAAGACGAAACATCTCACTTTTGGCGTTGACACCAAACTCTTCTGCAGCGGAGCGAAGAATCTTTTCATCCTTGCGCTCCGACAAATAGTCGCGAGCTAGTGAATCAAGGTTATACCAGCGGCGGTTTTCATTAAGAAGCGGCGCTGCAACCATCGTATCAATGATCTTGCCCTGCACTTCGATTCCCTCTGCGCGGAGCCAACCCAAATCATACAGCGCATTGTGCATGATCTTTTCAATATGCGGAGTAGCCATCATTTTCTTCATCCACGCCATCACAGATGAGCGCGGAAGATTCCCAGCGTCATGTTTGACAGGCAAGTACCAAGAACTATCCCCTGCTGCTACTGCAATACCAATAATGTACCCGTCTTTCCGAGTCCAGCCCGGTCCAAGAGTTGTGAGGTGTGGGTCTCTGGTCTCAAGGTCAATAGATATTCTTTCGTATTGAGTAAGATCAGGAAGTGATGATGGCGGTGACCAATCACTATCTGTCTTGCCCCAAGCCACATCTTTTATGTCTTGAGCAAGAAGGTGGTACTGGTATGCATCACTCATAATAAGCCTCTATATCTTCTAGCGAATGTCTAAAGATGAACACAGGAGTTCTGTCTCCTACATGCGCTCCAGCTACGTTATAGTTAAAGTAGTCAATCGCTTCGTGCTCTTCCATGCCCTGTGCCATTAAGATGTCTAGGCACTTTTCAGCATCATAAGCAATAACCTGCTCTGACCCACATCTTTCCGCGATGCCTATGACTGCCTCGTCAAAACCATCAGCCTTGTAAAAAAATTTATTAGCTTCTTTAACTAATGTCATTGGTCAATTCTCCTCCGCAGGCAAGATACCCGCATCCGTCTACCCAGTTGTCAATGTGGTTCGGGTTTGATGCTATCCGCGCAATCTTTAACAAAGTCATCTTGACAGCGCAGTCCATTCCTGTAGGCAGATCATCAGGTTTAATACTGTCCCACCAATACCAAACTGTCTCGATGTTTCTGAAGTTGTCTTCCATGTTACCGTGCTGCGATGCACGATCCTGAGTCACATACCCTTTAGCGGTGTCTAAAACTTCTGCTCTTTTCATATCGCAAATCCATAATTTCCTGTTGATTCGATTAGGTGAAGGTGTTTTTTAGTGCGCGTGGCACCGACGTAGAAAACCCTGACCTCGCTATCTTGATCAAGGCTTTCCATGCATGCTTTTGTGGAATCTAGGAAGAGGGCGACGTTATCCGCCTCTCCACCTTTTGCTTTGTGAATCGTCGAAATCCGGATCCTCGGACTGCCAGATAGTAATCGCTCCCCCCGCCGACGTACCGACGTAATGTAGCCTATCTCCTTGTCCGATACTTTCAAGACATTCATCCACGGCGTCTTGGCATTCACGCTTAAACTGCACCGTTCGATGATGTCGTCCAGAGTGTAGAAAAGATCTGGATCTAAAGATTCTAGGTTTCTTCGACCAGACTTCGTAATAACATTTCCGTTGAGTATCTTCGAGAAATTCTTCAGTTCTGCTGCTGATAAGGACAAGCCTTTGCATAATTTTAACCACACCTCAATGCCATTTAAAACATTTTGAGATAGGGACCAACCCGCCCCTTCTCTCCAGAAGAGATAACCGTCTTCCTTCAGGCGGGTGGAGATCTTATTCGCAATGTAATTTGTCCTTGCTAGGATTAACCATTCACCATTCTCCAGATCAAGCTCCATTATATCGCGATGCCAAGAAAGATTCCCTTGTCTTTCTGTGGGTTGCCAAACTTTATTTTGTCTGATCGCAACACGCTTGACCAACTGATCTGAAAAATTGTGCACGGACAACGGTACACGGTAGGATTTATCAAGGACAATCTTATGATCACTGGCATTCAAGAAGTCCGATACACGGACCCCCATCCATGAGTATATGCACTGGTCATCGTCACCAGCATAGTAAACCTTCTTGGCATTCGGGACGAGAACTTCCTTTACCATACGCCACTGAAGAGGAGCCAGATCTTGTGCTTCGTCTATGATCAAAAGATCAAAACGCGGGCTAGTCCCCTGCTCGATGAAGTCCTCAATCATGTCAACAAAGTCACGCTTTTTAAGTTCTTCCTTGAACTCGCGATAGGCTTTGTCTAGAACTCGTAGCTGTTGAAAATGAAGGCTATAGTCGGCAGAGTCGCTGAACTGCTGCTCAAGACTTACTTCACGAACCCGCGCCATCTGTATCATCGACATGTACTTGTCGCCGCCAGAACCCGGTGTAAAAAGAATACCCTCTGACATATTGTTAGATGCGTTCGCACGAAAATCCAAACCGACAAGAGTGCCGAGGTCATGAAAGTCCCTGCCCTTAAACACATCTTGTGACCTCATGCCCAGCCAGCTAAATGCCAATGAATGCAAGGTACGGAACCACATCAGGTCTTTAGGGCCTAATGACAGTTCAGCAAGAGCTCTGGTCTTGGCTTCTTCTGCAGCTTTCTTACTAAAAGACATGAAGGCCACGCGGCTAGGATCCATTCCACCAACTATCGCTTCTTTGACAATGCTAATAAGCCTTGTTGTTTTGCCTGTCCCCGGGGGACCAAAGATTGTGGTTTCCATTAGAACGGCACCTCCGACTTCTCAACTACGATGTCGGGTGTGGCAACCTCTGACGCAAACTCAGGCACCCACCATACACGAACTGACTTCCACTTGCCGCTCGATGTCTTGAAACGCTTAACACCATGTGCGTCTGTGCCGTCATTCATTTCCTTGATTCGTTCTTGAATCTGCGCCCTTGTGTAACTATCAAACTTCTTTTGACGCAGGTATTCCATCAGTGAGTCAAGTCTAAAATATGTGGCCTGTTCTTCTGCGTCCGTAAATGGCTTACCAACCATGATCTCTTCGACAGTCTGTGCCTGTACGCGACCAGTGCAGTATGACTCCAACAAATTAAAGAACTGCCCCTTGTATGTAAGTTCTTCTGGCACCTCAATCTGATTGCAATGCTCCATGAGGTTGTTGATTAGAATCTGCCAGTCCGCATCCTTTGCCCGCTCCGGCATAAAGTTTAACTGCTCCATGCATGACCTTTGAAACAAGCGCGGGTTTTGAAGCTCGTCTGTATCAAGCTCCAGTCGGCGCCCATCGATATCAAGGAACCACAGCCGTGGCTCAGACAGCACCACTGACAACCCACTGATCGTGGGCAGTGTGCCACCGCCACCAATACCGTGCTTCAGGGTGCGGCATACATTTTTATTGCAGTAAGAAGCCATAGGCTCTTCGCTGCATAGGTAGCCCCACTCTTTCTTTTCCACTTGATTCTGAATTGTGACAATCTCTGATGCCGGCAGCGGTGGGTTAAAGTCCTTGGCGTTATGCTGCTCAAGCAGAGACTTCCAGTTGATCTCATCATACTTTTTCAAAAAGATACCAAGCTGGAAAGCAAACTTGTTGCGCTCACCTTCTCCTACGCCGATCATAAGTTTGGCACGAACGCAAGGTATGTAGTCAGGATATAGATTTACTTCGCCGCCGATGGGCAGCTTCATGAATTCGTTTGGATCGACACTGATCTCATCGATCATGTCTAAAAATTGTTCTAGTGTCGCCCCGTCCCCGTCCGGAAAAACCGCCGGGCGGAGCGTCTGTTCCGCATGAAAGTACGGAAGGTTGATAAAGTTACCAACATCACCACGCTCGACCAGAACCTGTTCCTGCTTCGGAAAGATTTCGCATTTGCCATGCCCAAGCATAGCAGCAATTTCTGCAGCCTTGTCCCTGAATTGTCCTGCACTGAACCACTCCTTAAAGAAAAAGAATATATGAGCCCCGCCTGATTTAGAACGGCACACGATACACGGTACATTGTTTTCTGATAGCTGTTTGATAAGAGCAGCGTGGTCTAGTGGATACACATCGATATCAAGCGCACCAAACTTGCACTTGTTTTCTTCGTTAATAGGTATCGACCCGACGCCAGTCTTGCCGTCAAGGTGTTCTTGCACAAGCTCAACAGTCAACGGTTTACGAACAACGTATGACTTGGCTTTAGTTTTTCCGGCTCTTCGTTCTTCTGATATATCTGTACGTCCATGTGCAGCGCCGAAACCAGCAAACGCCGCCATGAACCTTTCCGCAAGGGTCATAGCTTTCTCCAATAAAGGAATGGGGAAATGGTAACCTTCCGAGTTGCTACCATCCCCCCAACTGGTTAAAACGGTACGTCAGCAGCCTTAGTTGCTTCGGCCATCTCATCAGATGTGCCCGCAGCCGTTCTAATCTCTCCTTTACTAAAGCTCTCAGCCATCTTTTTGGCTTCAAGCATAGCCTGACCCATCTTGGAAACGTCAGTCTCACGGGTTACACGGAAATTATACCATGTGCCCTGATCATTGCTTTCCGAAACGGTGGTGATCCGCCACGCAGTACCGTAAATGGGCAGGACAAAAGGTCCGTTCTTGCCTACAGCACGGCACGAGGTGCGCTGCGAATTCCATTTCTTAGAGACCTTCAACTGGGTTTTCTTCATGTCCAGTACGGCAGGATCATAGTTGCCAGTCTCTTCGTTATAAACCATCACCAGATGCTGATGACAGCGAACAAGCTCGTTACCGGACGGCAGAACTTCCGCCGCTCCTTCACGGTTTGTGTTGTTAAGGTCTGGGTCATTATGACTTAGTTCCCGTACCAGACCGCCGCCCGCACTACGCGGGGTGAACTCAAGGTATTTCATTTCAAAGGCCACTGGAATTACCACGACGCCTTTGTCTTCTGAGTAGATCTCACCCGTCACCGTATTAAAGATGTCACCCTGTGACGCACCCTTGATATACTCAGGCTTCTCTTTGTTCAGTTGAGGTGATAGCGCTTGCAGGATCCGTACAAACGGTATCTGCATTTGTTCCTGACCAATCTTCTCGAAACCCGCACCAGCGTTTTCCTCAAAGATATCCATCAAGCCTTCCGGCGCTAAACTTGTATTCATTTTTTCTGCTACTGCTGTGTTAGCCATGTCGCTTATCCCTTCTTGATAACAGCGCGGTTACCGACATACACACCGAATGTGTCGTAGTCGATATCTTGTTGAGACTCAATACGATTCTTTACCCATGACCGTAAAGTCATAGGATGAATGTGGGTTTTCTGATTTGGCTCAAGACCCTGACCTCGCAGATCATCTAGTATTGCACCAGCCATATTGTCTTGGCCCATACCAAACGTAACCACAACGTCATTCTTGATAATGTCTGCTTCACCAATGGAACGCAGGAAATTAAATGCTTCTTCCTTGCGATCATCTGGGATGCGCGCAGACACATACTTCTCAACAGAGATTTTATTGCCATCTACTGTTAAGCTTTGTACGCCAAGCTCTTCCATCAACGACGGAATATCTTCCTCGTCAATAGTTCGCTTCTTGGCTTTCAGGTCTTTAAGAAAACTTTCCGTCTTGTTAATCTCATCGTCTACAGCTTGTGACTGTCGGATCAAACGGGATAGGCGGGTTGTACTTTCTTCACTAACTTTGTCAAATGCCTTGGCGTTAGCGGCCTCTTCTTCAAATAACGAAAACACATCGTTCATCGTTCACACTCCATGTTTAAAGTTTATCCCCTTCGGGATTGGTCTTTCGTTTTACTTACTAACTTTTATTGTGTCAACTGTTTTTATTCTCTCAAGGTGTTTGCCAAACGCTTCAACGTCTCCGCGCCCACGCACAGCAGCGTTGTACTCTCGTACAATATGTGACATTTGACCTCCCATCGTGCGCCCCTCTAGGTGCGCGAGATGTTTTAAAACTTTATGAACCTGATTCGGCACAGCCACTGATTTGTATTTAGCGTTGTCCACTATTTACTCCTTGTTAATGTATAGCCTTCGTGTAAGATTACACAAATAGCTGGGATTTAAAAGGATTTTTTTATGAAAAAACCCAACTTTCGAAATGTAGAAGGCAAACGCTGTGAACTTATTGCAGTCGATTGGCTTCTGTCTCAAGGCTGTTACACTTACACACAAACTATGGAACAAGGCCCCATTGACATTGTTGCTTTGTCTCCAAAAGGTGAGTGGCTTTACTTCGATGTTAAAAAAGCAAGCCGGCGAGAAGACGGTAGCATCATCAGCCGCACTCTTGGCTCCAAGCAAAAGAAACTTGGTGTCCGATTGCTGTATGTTGATATCGAAACCAAAGAATGTCACCTTTACCCCCATCAATTTAATATTAAACAATCGTCAGAACAAAACGCCGGCAACCGCAGATTCAACGGTGTTAAACCTGAAGCCATTTCTTCACTTCTTCACCAAGAGTCGCCCCCGCAAGATTGATCTTGCTTTGAAGGGACTTGGCTATGTTTATATCCACTGTTCCCGGGACAACCAGATCGACATACAAAACACTTTTGTTCTGCCCGATACGGTGGCAACGATCTTCCGACTGCATTCTGGTCTCTAGATTATAATCGTTAGCGTAATAGATTACGTTGTTGGCTGCGGTCAGGGTCAAGCCATAGCCTGCTGTTTGTGGGTTGCCGACAAAGAATCTTGCATCACCTTTTTGGAATGACGTTATAGCGTCTTGACGTTGTTCATCTGTCGTGTCCCCAAAATAACTTACCACGCTCCCCGGTCCATGGACTTTAGCTAAAGTAGCTACAATAGCTTTTATGTCGTACCTGAATCTAGACCAAATGATTACCTTGCCCGTCATTTCTTCGATAGTGTCAAGCATGGCCTGCAACCTGTTGCTTTTAACTTCTACCAGTTCGCCATCGTCTGTCTTCAGATGACCACACAAAACCTGTTGCATACGAAGCAGCTTTGTCATTACCTCTGATGCCGTGACCAGTTCGCCGTCTTCGAGCAGAGCAATTGCTGCGCTCTTGAGACTGTTGTAGTGCCGGCACTGTTCATCAGTCAGCGCCACTTCTCTTGTCGTGTATATCTTTGGCGGTAGGTCAAGAGCATCTTCCTTGGTCACACGGTATGAGAAACCTGCCAGTTTGTCAGTCAACTCCGAAAGATTGCGGTAGCCTATAATCTGTTGGAAACTATGCGACCCCATGCGCTGCGTCCGCACCATCGCGTACCGATTCTGGAAAGACCAGTAAGAATGGAAGCCCAGAAGATCTGTATCGAGAAAGGCACACTGCGCGTACAAGTCCAGCGGTGATTTCGTAACAGGGGATCCGGTCAGGATTCTCCGGTAGGCCGCATTCTTACCAATTTTAAGTAACGCTGCAGTTCTTTTGGCCTTCGGATTCTTGATTGTTGTGGACTCGTCAATTGCAAGAAGGAACGTGCTATCTTGTGTGAAAAGATCCAAGTATTTTTGAACTTTAGGTGTTGCGAAACCCTCCACATTAACCAGTAGGATGCGGAGGACTGAACGCTCCTGCACGGCACCTGATAGTCGTTTGGCAACGGTCTTGTTTGGGTTCGGATTCCATACATATACCTCATGGTCAATCGCTTCTGGGAAATGAATGGGAATTTCGGAGCTTTCCCAATTCCGGTATACCCCTTTAGGTGCCACGATGATTGCCGTGTCAATTTTTTCATTCTCATGTAGCCATACGATATTGTCGAGTAGTACCTTCGATTTACCACAGCCCATCTCCATGAAGTAAGCATAATTCTTTTTGTCATGACTTCTCAGCAAAGCCTCATGCTGATGTGCATAGGGCTCCGTTTTATAATTAAACATGTGTATCTTAAAGCCAACTCAAAGCAGATGATGCAGAACTAGACATATAATACATCGGCCTGTATTGGGCTTCCCTCTCGTTAGCAGCGACTGGGTCATCTTCAAACCTAGCGCCGTTCATCAGTTCTTCGGTTTCATCAGATAGTAGGAAGGGGCCGTGGAATCCTGTTATCCACACATTCCGCGCCAGCCTACTCCATTGCTCCAGCTTACTAAGCCGCTGAATCGTCTCCGCCGGTATCCCACTCAGGCTCGAAATAGAAGAGGGGTGGTGACTCATCTCCCACATTCTCTTCGCTACCAGCGCTGCCAAGTGTGGATGGTTGGGGAAATTCGATGATGTTATTGTCAGATTGACTGTGTACTGTTTCTGTTTTGTCATCTTTATTACTCATCTTCAATGCTCCCTGTCATAATACCAAAACGAGCAGCCTCCATGTACCAAAGTATTTCAGCCGGGTCAGACACAGTCGTGATCATCTGAACCACGCCTTCATTGTTCTCGCCCATAATGATTATGTCTTTGAATGTTTCCCCCGCTACCTCACATACCATGGGCACGGGGTCTTTTGTCCGTGTCACACGATGCAGCGGGAAGGATAGTACGTTTTGTTCTTCGCTCATAAAGGAGCTCCCTGACAACAGTCTTCAACGATTGCATGGCACACGGTACACTGTTCATGCCCATGCACGAACATTGTTCGTAGCACGGCGTGACAGCGAGGGCAATGTGTAGCACACATTTCTTGTTTGTCTGCAGCCTTCTTCATTTCTTCCCGCTTGTCAGGAATCACATCATGCCTGCGAATCTGTGACCAGTTTGGGTCTCTGAGTTTTATACTCATCCCGCCTGTATCCTGTTCCACGCTCTGAAGACCATGTCGTCTTCGGTTTTACTTTTGTCCATGTGCTGCTGCACAAGGCTTTCGATAACAGACACAGCTTCCTTCCATTCCATGCGCGGTGGAATAGACGCTATGTCTATTTCATTTGGCATTAAATGCGTGTGCATTTCGTTCTCCATCATGGTTGACTCTCCTTCATGATATCTTAGTTGGGATAAATTGTAAAATCTTATGACTCTACGGCGTCAAATACATCTATGTCGCCGATAATGTACCCTGCCTGAGTCAGGCGGCGGTTAAATTGTAACTGCCTGTTCATGGCAATCTGTTTTGCTTCGGCCTTGTTGCCAGCCCTTACTTTTTTAAAGACTTTGCATTCAACCACCAAGCAAACTTCATACTGTTTTACTTTGTTATATTTAGTCTGAGTTCGTGTTAATAATTTTTCAGTCATTAGTCCCTCCGTAAGTTAAGAAGACATTCCATAAATTTCCCGTCATATCATTTAAAGCAGCACGGGTTGACCAGTTATACAGACCACTGAAAATAAGACCTAGGGGGCAATCTGTCTTGGCATCTATGGCGTTGAAGGACGCTGTCTTTGTCGCCCTTGAGGAGGATAGCTGCTCCCCTTACAAACTATTTTAAATCTTCATGCTTCATCTTCAGGCCGCAAGTTATGCATTCCCAGTAATCACCCTGATCAAAACTATGCGTGAAAGATGTCACACTCGTTTTACACTTAGGACATTTCCCTGCTGCAATCCGCTTGGCAAATGTGCCATCACCTTGAACGATGATCTTACTTTGACTACACATACTTGCTCCAATACTCGCCCCACGCTTCTCCAACCATGTCATGTATTTCATTCATGTCTAAGTGTGGTAGCTTTCTAAAATGTGGCTCCATGGTTCTTACAAACTCATCATATGTCTCACATTCTCCGATGATTGACTCTGCCGTGTCAAGAAAATCTTCTTCTAATTGCATAGCCATAGCTTTGACCTTACCCATTTAATCCTCCTGTAGATTAAACTGACGGCGTAGCTGCCACATGCTGTTATCCAGATTTTTTACATCAGACATCCACAAATCCTGACATTCATGCAGGCTTTGCAACGCACCACTGATTGCATTATAGGCTTCCCTCACCGCCTCGCGCTGCTCTTTTGACAATTGGTCAAGTCTACCTTGCCGATCACCACGCTCTTGCTCCCGCTGCTCGTCCCAATAGGCGGACTTCTCGTCCAAAGTCCATTCATTAAAGTCTTTTGGTAAATCACTCATTAGTTTATTTCCTCTTCTATTATAGGTGTCCATCGTATGTCTCCACTCTCAATCATTCTGAGAGCCTCTTCATTGACAAGGTCTTCGAGATCTTCGACCGAAATATTGTGCGGTGCTTTCACCTCGATGAACCTTGCAATGTCGAACACATACCTTTTTTTACGAACCACGATCCACGATACCTTTGCTTGTCCCACCGTTGTATGCGCGGTTTGTCTTTGAATACATCTCCTGATGTATTTTTCTTTTAATCTTCTCGCGAACAAAAGCCATCTTCTTGGTCTCAACATCCTTGCGAACCTGACGCCTTTTTTCCTTGCTCATTTTTACTTCCGGAACCTTTAACAATTCCTTGACCTGATCATCACTAAGCATCTTTGCCTCGCATGATTATCTCCATGACCTCAGATACTGTGCCTTCGACCCACCAGCCACCGTTGTTGTGATGGCCGTCATGAATCCGCGTAACCTCGCGCTCGATATTCCCGACTCTACGCACCTGACTGTACACCGTGAATGATGTGCCAGTAAAAAACATAACGCCTTCTGGTTTAAACGAGTGGGTGCATAGTCTGGTTAACACAAATGATTTACTCATCCCCAACTCCATTAAAATAAACTGTTAGCTCTTCAGAATCATCGATGTCCTCATCGATGACCTGATACATAATGTCCTTGCCATGCACGAGATCATGAATGGCCTTGATTAACTCAGCTTTGGTCATCCCCAATCCTTTCGATCTTCTTCCTCATTATAGCCCTTAGTATAGGCAACAATCTCATCCGGTGTCATGTCTTGCAGCATGATCCGCTGACCCTTGCCTGTCCCCTCCGGATACCAGTGGGGATTGAAAGAGCGACCATAGTACCTGTCCGCCGATCCACGATCCATTGGACTTCCGTGCTTGATGCTAAAACTTTGGCACATAACTTATCCCCTCCAGTTGAAAGGCTTTCACCTTCTGATACTCGCGCCATTTCGCATCGATCTCCGCTTGTGAAACCTCCTCGAATATCGCATCTCCGAACTCGCGCATAGTCCTGCGAACCTCTTCATCGACATGAATTAAACGATCATCAGTCATCACTGTTCTCCTCAAAAGCCTTCGGGGTTCTATCCCACTGAGGTTCGTTATCCTCCCACATTTCAGTGAAGACACGCTTGTCTTTCAATTCATCATAGGTGGCCTTGGTCACCTCGTAGTGACGACCAGCCCCATAGGCCATTTCGCCACAGTTCCAGTACATACCTTCCGGCAAACCGAAAGAGTCATGCTCATCGAGGCCGTACCAATCTTTGGCAATCTCTTCCATCACTTCATCAGGATCACCAGCGGTTGCGAACAGGATGGATTGTTGAACCTCGAACTCACCATACTGCTCGTCTATGTTTCCAACATAATATTTCATCACATTACCTCCTTCCAATTACGAATGTTTGTCGAGTCGTCTTCCCAAATCATCTGGGTCTGTTGGTCATACCGCTCCGGACAACCGTCCGCAGCCAGATTGAACAACTCATGCGCCATTGTATCTGCGGCCTCGACCGACTCAGCGCGAACCTCGATCTGTTTCCAGACCACCGCATTTATTTCCACAAGATAGCTTTTCATTATTCCACCTCCTCAATATCTATCCTGTCTAACTCGTCATCAACTTCTGTCGATGGGCAATAATTAGGGAATTGTGTCCATTGTTTTAAAAACAATGTTTTTGCAGCATCAGCATCTGCCGCCCAGATTTCATCCTCATGCCAAGCAATCCTTCTGGCCTTCACAATAAACTTTTCCATCCTACTGCCCCCTACCACCATTGATATTCGTAATTATAATTGTAATCAGCATCAAGCTGATGCCATGCCTGTTCATAAGCATAATCCCAGTTTGTGTGGTATCCAGTGGCTATGTCATCATCCGCAATACATTTTGCCCAATGATTTAAACTAGGCTCATGGTCAAATGGTAATTCTTCCATTAGCAATACACCCCCTAATCCAACAAAACCATATAGGCATGTGGCTCGTGCTTCATGAACCAACGACAGCCCTTACGAACTTCTTCATATAGCTTTTCCTGCAGCTTCGGATCATCGGTTTTCTCAGCTATCAATTGAGAACCCATGATAACGTCATAAACTGCGACAGCATCGGCAGGCAAACCCACCTTCTGACCACTGAATATGTTTTCACAGACCTCCGGCTCATCGCCCACGATACATTTGAATGGTAACTCCCTACCCAAAAATCCCTTAACCTCTGACATATCTTTGCCCCTTTACATAAACTACATCATCATACCAACCAGACACCACTGGCTGACTCGTTAAACCTGTCCCCTCACACTTGGGACAAGCATTAACTTCCCTGTCACTGACAGGGACATAACCATGACCCACGCAATCATCACACACATACTGAATGCGAATTGCCGTTGATCTAGTCTTTGATTCACGATCCATGATCCATGCTCCTTGTTAGGTTGTCTAGGAATAATCCTATAGAATCCCAGCTATGTAAAGCAAAAAAACACGCTACATAGTGTTTCTGTGATATTTTTTTGACTTGCTTTTTATTTTTGTAAAATAGGCGTAACGAGCGTAACGGCGTAACGAGTAGGGTTAAACTGTTGTAATCATTAAGGCTGCTCGTTACACTGTGGTTACACTCGTTACACTTGATACTGTCGGAGTCTGACTTTTTCCCGATATTTCTTTGTTTATACTTTAATAAAATATGACAGGAACTATAATAGCAATTATGGAACAGGACGAAAAAAGAACGGTAGGCCGACCAAACGGTCAGATTTTGACAAACCGCCAGCGCGAGTTTGCTAAATATATTGTTGAGGGGATTTACTCCAACGCGGAGTGCGCCCGCAAGGCCGGCTATGCTGAAGGTCAAGCCGCTAAGACTGCGAGCCTGTTTCTGAACGGCAGGGATTTTCCGCATGTTGTCGAACTGGTCAAACAACTTCGTGAAGAAAAAGAACGCAAATACGGCGTGACGCTCATTGGTCAACTCAAACGACTGTCTGATCTTTCTAGAAATGCTGAAGAATCTGGTCAATTCTCTGCCGCCATCAACGCTGAAAAGATAAGGTCTGCGCTTGGCGGTCTTACAATTGACAGGCGAGAGCAAAACCACATTCACCAGATAGACAAACTCAGTAGAGAAGAAATTATAGCGCGGCTTTCCGAAATCCGAAAGAATCACCCCGCAGCATTCATAGAAGGCGAGGCCATCGAACATGCCCAAACCGGAACAAAACCTTTGGAACTCATTCAAGCAAGCCCTGCCGAAAAAATCGCATTGGAACAGGATTGAAAACCGAACCGGAACTGGTGCGCCTGATGTATACCTCGTCATGGATGGTGTAGCTTGTTGGGTGGAATTAAAAGTTATTAACAAGAACCGCGTCCGAATCTCACAATCACAGATCGCATGGCATCTTTCGCATGATAGGTGCGGCGGGTTGTCGTTCTTCCTAATGCGTGAGACAGGCAGCAAATCTGCGCTTCTCTTTCCATCGTCAGACGCGCTTGCGCTCTGCGAGCCTCGCGCAAAATGGCCTGATCCGATTTGTGAATGCGTCATGTCTGAAATCCCTGCGCGCCTGCGAGCCTATGCCCTAGCCGTAAATGAAAAAAGCCAAGCGGCATAAACCGCTTGGCTCTCGAGGCTTAGTGTTGAACGATTGCTATTGATTTTGCTTTTACTGATGCGCCGGCGCATAGCTTGCAAGTGTCGCACGTTGCCCGCCGGCCTGCTTCCTTACTAGCGGGGCATAAAGCTTCTGAACCTTTTATAAGTTCGTCTGTCTTTTGTATAACGCGAAATGTCCGCTTGCCTGATTGCCAAGCTTGGCGGGCTTCTGCTTCTGTGTCCGCGCTGATCATATAAAGCATTGGATCAACTTCAACCAAGCCTGACTGGTGGCTATAGCCGGTATGGCCTTTAGCTTGTGATAAAAGACTGTCCCAAATATATGACGGAACCGCTGCGCCATCGCCATATGTACCTATTCGAACCATACGACCGGCACCCAATGCAGCTATAGCTTCATGACCTTGTGCCGTTTCATATCCGCCTTTCATATAGTGTTTCCAAGTGATCAAAACGCCTTGGAATAATGCAACGTAACATGTCCGACCTTTTGCCATTTTGTATTTGCCGAATTCTGGATGCGCCGGCGTTAATGCTTCGCCTCTATGTTTACAATTTCCGCAGATTGAAAAGTCATTGCCTAGCTTGCTATTCAACATTGGATCAAGGCCGTTATCATTTAAAATGTAGGTTTGCACCATGTCGCCGGTTTTGCGATTGCTGCTTTTAACAATAGCAATAACGACAATGGGCGAGCCGTCTATAAGTGACGCGCCTTTGTATATGATCGAGTTTTGTGGTTTCATTGTAAGCCCCTCAAATGATTATGTTTTAACCTAATAAATAACAATCCCATAAAATCCCAGCCAATGCAATAAAAAAGAAACGCATGGAAATGGGAAAAACTACTATTTGTCCCAGATTAAAGCTTTTCGGCTGTTTCAGGTTTCCTTGGTTCTTGCATCGTGCACCTTGGCAGATGGTTCTATATTCATTTGCGCGTCTGGCCTGCGCCCTTTTTCTGTCAAAAGACCATGGTTCATGGTTCAAATGCCTTGGATCTTTGCGCTTTGCGCGCCCAGCCTGCGCCCCTTGTCTGTCAGGGGCGACCATAAAAGAAAAGCCCGGACTCGAAAGCCCGGGTTTGGTTCTGTTATAGTGATTCAGATTCTTGACGCGGATCGCACGGGGAAAGATGCGCCCATTCGCCGCGTTCGTTGCGCTCCGACCACATGTCGAGGAACGCCTGATGGTGATCTTCGAGCGAATAAGACTCATCGCGCGGGGTGCCTTCGTGGAACGTGTCAGAGTCTAACACATCCCAACGCGACCCCTCGTGCAACCCGAGCTCGAACGCGCGGGCTTCCGCCTGCGTGGCGAACTGGCGCGTGAAGAACTCGCGCTCGCCACGATAAGAACGCTCATCGATAAACAAAACATATGAAAGTTGAACCATGATAAAATCTCCAAGTTAAAGTTAATGGTTCATGGATCATAGCACACGGAACATGGTTCATGGTGTCATCTATTTGACACGTCAAGATTCTGACACGTCAAATTTCTGACTTGAAAAAAGCGAGGCCACAAACGGAGTTTGTGGCACACGTTCCGTGTCCCTTGCGCTCTGCGCCTCCCGCTTCGAAGTTTGGCGGGATAAAAAAAGAGGCGACCGCAGCCGCCCCAGTTGTTAACCGTGTAGGATTTCACTTAACTCACCATCCCATGCGTCATCGTTAGCACAGTGGATTGCATCGATTGGTGACATACCAGCATCATAATAGTCGCGCCATGTTGCATCAGCTAAATCGTGGATGCCAAAGCCGACGATGCTTTGTAGTTTTCTATCACACGCTTTTTCAAACGACTCGTATGTTTTGGTGTCACAAGATACATATGTCATGATCATCTCCAATAAAAGAGACCGCGCCACACTTGGGAGAACCCATCGCAGTGACGCGGTCAGTTGCCATTATGCGATGGGCTATTTGTATGCTGTTAGTGATGCGATGCGGTATTTGTATTTACCTGTCACACCGAACCGCTCACGCTCGACATTGTGAAGCCGGCGCAGATTTGGCAGCACCTTAGTCTTTACTGTGTCGGTTGTGATGCTTAGATGATTAGCAATCTGCACACGAGACTTGAAGCCTTGGCGTAAGAACTGCTCCGCCTTGACTAGCTTTTGCGCTGATACACCAAGCCGCTTGTTTAGCTCTGTCTTTGGCTCAGGATCTTCTGTGACTTGCGCCTCTTCGAACACTTCGCCTCTGACATAAGCCAGCACAACTCTTGTAACGATGCTGTTAGCATCTCTTGTCTTAACACTGTCAGACTTGTTTGCCAGTTCATTGATCCGCACAGCAGCCGATAGGATATCAAGCTTGCTCTCGATGTTGTAATAATTGTCAGTCATATTAACCTCCGATGTTGATGGTTGGGGCGACCGCAGCCGCCCCGATTGTTTACTATTCATTCTCTTCTGCGTCAGCAGCGCACTCGTCACAGGCATAGTCGCCCTCGAACTCGTTCACGATCAGCCAACAATTCTCACAGTCCATGTTTGGTTTTACAGTCATATCTACTCTCCTTAGTTAATGGATGGGATATATCCCATAATCAACAATAGCCCCTACTAAGACAGACCACAAGAACTATTTTGTCATCTATTTGACACATGCTATGTCAAATTACTGACGCGACTG